GACATTTACTACCGCTTCCGGGCTTTCTGACATATTAATAGGGGCTACGCCGATAACTACCTGTAAACCAGATGTTCCCTGTACAGGCGTAGCAAGTTGGGTCGCAATTTCCTTTGTACTAATCCGATGATTATAACTCATTAGCCTTATTCTCCTTTTTATAATTTTTTGCCATCTCAAAAAACCTGCTTAATGCTGTGTTTGGGTCTTTCAATAACTTATTAGCGGTGACAATCTCACTCGTTGGTATTACAAGTTCTTTGATTGCAGGTAAATCTTCTATTGCCTCATTGAGCATAGGAGATAAATCCCCTTTGAAAACTGTCCCTGTAGACACTCCTTTAATAGAAGGGCCTAAATAAATTCGGGGCAATTCACAAACAGTTTTTGCAGATGTCCGAATCGGACAACTCTCCTGTTGATTTACTCCAGACGCTTCTTTTACTTCTACTTCCTTATTTTTCAATACTTTATCTCCCTTCTATATCCCATAAATTTAAAACCCGTTGTTATTGCACCAAAATAATAGGGGTACGTGTCCTCATCCTGTAATGCCCAGTCAAAGGAGCCTGTACAGGTATACTGTCCGTCTAATATAGGATTAACTGCAAATCTCTCATAGACTTTTTGAAAAAGATTTAACAATTCAAAATGCCCCTGGTTACGGGCATCATCGTTGAATACACCAAAACAGATTGCGACTTGTATTGTTTGTTGTTCATTAATTCCAGCAATATTTCCTTCCTCAAGTTTTACAATGCACCAGGGACATTTAAAAACAGGATCATCATATTGACTGCTTTCATAATCCAGCGAAGTGATATTGTTATTTGATTCGTTAGATTCATTCTCATTGTTATATACAGGTATCGGAAGGGACTGTGAAAATGCTTCCATAGGTACTAACTCTTTCTTATTCGGAGTATGAAATAACATCCCTTTTGTAATTACCTTTATTTCTTCAACTAATGCTTGTTGAAAAAACAAAGGGGTTCGTGATCTTGTGCTATTTTCCAATTATCTACCTCCCAACACCTTATCCATTACTTTTTCAATTTCACCGTTTAGGAATTCTGCTATTTCATCCGATGCTCCCCCATAGACTTTATCCCCTCCTACCATTACAGGATAGGACGGGGATAATAGTTTTCTGATCTTTTCTTTTTTACTGTTATGCTTCATTTGTGTTCCAGGTACACGACTCACCACCGAAACATGCCCATTTTTAAACTGGACAACAAAAGCATTATCTAATTTTTTCGATTTTCCTTTCAGTACGTTACCTTTTATTTTTTTCCCACCACGTTTTCCGTTTTTCCGATATGTAGTCTTGCTAACCGCAATACTTGACACATGGAATTCTTTTATTTCATGGACGGCTGATCTAAACTTTATTACTGCAATGGGGTTTCCAGTACTGCCTTTAGTAATACTGGAAGCAGACATTATGGCTCCACGCTTTGCGGCTTTTCCGGCATATTCTTTCGATGCCTTAGTTGCAAGTAATTTCTGTGCTTGCTTTGCTGTATTATTTACAGCGGTTTTCACTACTGATTGGGATTTTTTAATACCATTCAGACGCTTATCAATATCATTTAAGGTTGATTCTTGGATTTGCATTGTTATGTTCATGATGATAAATACCCCAATGTGATGGAATAGATTCCACCCTCATCTACTGCATCTACTACACGATAATTCGTGTTATCCACCATTAACAAATTACCAATGCCCGGAAGCTTACCAAATTCACCGCTAGATATATAAAGCATGATAAGCTTCTTGTAAATTCCATCAATCCTGCCCTTTTCTGACTGCTTTTTGCTACGCTCAATGATTTCAGTTTCATCAATAATAACTGTCATTAGCCTATTACCGATTTTATGTATTTCCCCGAATTCATCAGGATTCATAAACACATTTTTTACATCACCAATTAATAGTTCCTTAAAGCTTTTTATTTTTTCCGCCTCCGCTCTGTTTCAGGTATTCTTCCTATAAGATTAATTTCTGATTCTGAATTTACTGCGGTTCCTATAAGGCCGGATTGCGCTGTTACTCTTCTGGCCTTAACAGGGATTGTTTTTACATCGTCTTCCTCTTTAAAAACTGCACTTCCACACATAATCCATGCTTCCTGCATTTCTGTGTCAAGGGGAAGTGCATCACCTTTTTTATACTGCATGTTTTTGTATATAATAGGAATTGTTGCGATTAATTTCATCGGCTTAACCTAATAATTTTACAATCATGGAATCATCACCTGCTGCCGCATCTGCTGCCGCATATCCTGCTAGAGTACTACCAGACACAGTTGTTGTTATACCTGTACCATCGTAATAAACTAATGTCCCCATAGGAATTGCAGTACTGTCTTTTTTAGGCATTTCAAATACACCGGAAACAGCAATAGCACCAACCTCTCCCGGTCCGATATCATCACCAGCGATTCCAATTCGTGAAATCAAAGGAATGATGCTAAATGCTTCAATTTTTTCTGTTGTTTTATTAAAAAAATCTAATGACTCGCCACGTTGAAAATATGTTGCTTTACTCATCTCTTAATCTCCTTCTTTATACTAAATAACTGCACCGGGGTTCTTTGTCATACCTCTAAAATCCCTTACAGCAATTCCCCAATCATGATAGATGTCCCAAGTAAAGCCTAAAACTCCTGGTGCTTCCATTCTTCTTACAGTTGGCGTTTCCTGACCATTTAAGTAGTCAACCTGAATGGACTTAGCACTAGTCGGATTTGCAACGGTAAACCACGGTGCGGCGTTTGCTCCTGCTAATGCATTAAGTACCGGGGTTTGTACAACATTGATCGGATAATTAAATAATGGGTTTACATCGTTATTTCCAGATCCGGTCACCTGCGCCGAATGAAGAATTACTGCAAGATCGAATTCATAACCTACCGGAACGATGATATGCTGTGGAGTGATATATATAGCCTCCCCAAATTGATCCGTCTGTTTCTGCATCTGCAAGATCATCTTTTGAATAGCCGCCTGCGTTGGCTTACTTCCTTCTGTGAGTAGATTGTTATGTTTTGAATGGAATAAGTCCACACCGTCAAATATTTTTGCATTATTATAAAGTAGAGAATAAACTTGTTTATCAATGGTTTTCTTTGCTCTTGTTGCATATAGCCCCGGAATCTCTGTTAAAAATCCGATATCATCATTTATGAATGACTGTCTGGTCATGCTGAATGTTTTACCATATGTATCAAGCTTACGACTTGGTAATAGCGCAGAACTTGGTTTATCAGCTTTTAATTCACCATTTTCTCCAACTTTCAGGAAATCCCCCGCTCCACCAATTACATACTCATGGTCTTGTGTTTCTTTAAAATCCTTCAAGCTTCCCTTAGTTGTCCACGCCTGGAAAGTGGTTGGCACCTGCTCATATAACTGCACAATACTCTTTTTAATTGTATTGTCCAGAATTGCCGGAAACGCTGCTGTTGGATTGTAAAACTGGCGGCTAAGATTGTCATACATTTCAGTATGGCTCATTCTTAAAAGTGCCATGGTATCCTGTCCTTCTCTTGTCAAACATTCAACGGCTAGATCTCTAAGGCTCATTCCACGCATTTGGGACGATCCATCGGTTGGCCTTTCTACTTTTACTCCCGATCTCATCATCAGCGCATCGGTTGCACGTTCTCGGAATTTATCTCCTTCATCTGAGGTTACACGCACTGAAATTGGTGCTGACGTTCTCTGTAGCTGTTCAATTACCACTTCCCTTACGGCCTCAATATTTTTTCCTGTTTTGATATAATCATCAGGAGACAAATTAAAAGAACGGCACAGGTCAGTAACTTCCGCTACTCTCTGCCGTTCCATCTCAATTGCTCTTTGTACTGTCTGCTCTGTTGTACTACCAGATTCAGCACCTTTTTGACCTTCTATAGGTTGACCACCAATAGAACCTAGTGTTACTAACTCTCTTTGCAGTTCGTCAAATTCAACCTGTTCTTCTGTTGATAACTCTCTGCGTTCTGTTTTTGCAGCATTTACAAGTTCCTGCTGCCGTTGCATAATTTGATCTTTTCTGTTCATAGATTCCTCCTAATATTTGTTTTTGTTTATTTGAAGCTGGCGAATATATACATCCAGCATTCTTCTATTATCAGTACGCTTGTCTTCCATGTGCCGACCAACCCCTACTGTTGGATCTGCCGGAACTGAAACTATAGAAATTTCATAAGGTTCCCACCTTTTTGCAATATCACATGGTCCTGTAAATCTTCCGTCCGCACTTTTACTATTTGGTGCCACTTCTTCCCATGAACCAACAATATAACCAACTGAAACACCTTTCAAAGTTTTGTTTTCAACTTTTTTATAAATAACATCTGCTTCGGCATCATCATCAAATTGTACTTTTGCAGAGCATCTTATCCCATCATTCCATGCTTTTAACACTTTCCCTAGGACTTTATCTCTGTTATGATTGTAAAGCAAACAACCTATACTATTTATTCTTTCAAGATCTACGCAGCCAGGGGTATGATCAAGAACTTCTACCCCCCACCAGCGTGAATATGGTTCCTCAGAAGAAAAGGACAGTTCAAAGGTACGTTCTTCCCCTTCAACTGCCCGAATAGATAAACCTTGGAATGTTCTATTTAGATTTCCCTTTACTTCCGTTTGCTTTTTCTGTTCCTGCGCCCTCGTTAGAATATGTTTTTCCTCTTTCTCCATATATTACACCTCCCATATCAATTCCTTTTTCTTTACCATAATCCATAATTTCAGCCATTTCATTTATTTGTTCTTTCCAGTCTTTCCCATTTTCAGATGCAATATTAGCCCATGTTTTTTGCCCGGTACTAAGGGCTATCTTATTGGAATTAGCTTCTTTTACCGGATCAATCCATCGTTTCGGTGCCTGTATCCAACTATGATTAAGATATTCTTCTTTCTTTTCCCAAAAATCTTTAATGATGATTTTTTTAGATAGTACCAAAGAAATAACGAACGTTTCATAAATTTCATCCATTAATTCAATCAGTAGATCTTTGTCCTCTCCATAAGTTAAATCATCTTCAATAAGTCCCTGTCTCGCAGAACTATAATTGCTCTCCGACATATCACGACTTGTAGTTTCATAACTTAACCCCTGTCCGGCACCTACCAAACGAATTTCTTGTTTGACATATGCGGTTGCATCGGTTGCTTGACCACTCGGAACCACCGCCTGGGCTTTATCTCCTTGATTCAAATAATGTATCATCCCTGGCGTTAATGTTTTTCCATCGTATTTTGCTTCTGTACCATCACTTCCTATGCCACGTCCTGGCGTGGTTCCGCTTGTAGGCAAATTTCTTTCAATGAATACAGAGAAGCATGCCAAGATTCTTTCTTTCACTGACACCGCTCTCATGAATTCATTGGCATCTCTGATTCTTGTTATAGTAGGGGTCATGTCTGATATCTCTCTAATTTGAGATGGTCTGGTTTTTGTATAAAGAAAAATCACATCTTTTGCATCTATGTAAATCGGTTCTACCATTGTCATTCCATCAATACCATATTGGTTAATGAAGTACCCAACAGGGCTATTGTAAGCATTATATTCAATTCCACCAACCACTTTATTTTTCTTGTTTTTAGGAGTTGTGTTGGTCAAATCCAATTCATCCACTTCCAACGCTTGTAACTTAAATGGTATAAACCCCTCAGAAGTATAACGTTTTAAAAATATAACTCCGCCGTCAACTTTTTTTCTTTGAATTGCCATTCGCATCATTGCATTAAAATTTTGCGTTCCTGTAACATCACAATTCTGTTTTTTGCACCAGATTTTCCACATTTTTTCGATGTCATTGTCAATTGAATCAATGCTACTATTCGCTCTTAGCCGATAACCAGCCCCAAAAACATTTCTTTTGTATGCGCCTATTACAGCATTCATGATGTCAGAATTGCGCTCTAGATCTCTGGCCCTCGCTCTCACTATGTCTCTACCATACCTGTCCGTCATTTCAGCCGACTCGTTAAACACTCGCCAATTAGAATTCAAACGGTCATATCCAGCTGCATCATAATTTCTTGATTCTTCAAGTGCCTTGCGGTAAGCTTCTCTTTTGTATCCTATTTCAGGCGAAACAAAACCAATTGCTTGATCCAACCAATTCAATCTATTACCTCCCATCAAACACGGCCACTACTGTATCATTTAGTAATGAACTTCTGCCACTATTTGCTATTTGTGATTGAAGTTTAAGCTGCATGTCAGTAAGCAATGACAAATCTGCTCTCTGCAACTGCCTTGTACCAATTTTATATGATTGACCACCTTTTAAAATTGCATATATGGCTTCATTCACAATACCTAATCGTTCTTCTGGCGTTCCCATTAATGGGATTTCATTTGCCATATCTTTCCCTCCTTATAACCAATTTTCTTGTTGCTGTATCCATGTTTCCTCTGGCTTAAACTCTTTTGTTTCTTCTTGTTTCTGCTCGCTTTCACCCTGTTCCAGGTGAAGCCGCCTTACTCCAAGAATTTCCGCCGCTGCCATGTTATAAACTTCGCAGTCAAGATAATGGTTGTCACCGTGTGATTTCTTTTGTACCCACTGGGGCCGTTTTGCCCCATTAGCCGCTTTTACCATGACTTTATGCTCCGATGTTACCTGCGAGGCATATTCATCATCACATCCTTTATACACCATCCAACTTCCATAACCATTATCTTTGTGCATACGTGCCGTAATGGAGTCTTTAAACTGACCGCCATCTACTAGAACAAGTTGCATACCGTAAGCTTTTGAATTTACTTTGTCAACCTTGCTAATTTTATATCTATCTCTCATGGGGTTTGATGCACCTTTACATGGTAATGCCCAATCAGAATTATTTACACAAAAATCATATGTATCATCGGGTTGATACCCTGAATCTATTAACGAAAGGTTGACTATCATTTTTCTTCCATCTTCTGTTACCCACTCCGAATTCATAATATTTTCAATGTCAGAAAACGAAAGAACTTGACCATGCGTTATATTTTGACTGGTAGTAAAATTTCCCCACGCCCTAATCGAATAATATAAGCTTGTTTCCTGAACATCAACGCCTCCAGTTAGTAGCTTTGCCCACGATGGAACTATCATTTCCGGTAAATCAGTCTGCCTTTCAAGTACTAAATCACTGGATGTCTTGAGTTTTGTGTCCTCCCAAGGTTCTGCTAACCATGAGTTTACAAAGTTCTGTAACAATTCTGGATCATCTTTTGATTTTATGAACTCTTCTGCAATATCCGCCCAAGTAAGAAACAAACTATAGAGAGAACTAATCCAGAATCCAAGTGTTTTAGGTCTTCCTATTCCTCTTTTTTTTACGGTCTCCCATAAACCTTCCCTCAACATCTTAGGTTTATCTTTATCTTCAATAAAACAACCG